GCCCCAACCGGGGCCCCCGCGTTCTAGGACGTCACACTTCGTGCACTATCGGAAGGATTGTCATGACGCGTCAGCTGAACCGTGGTCAAAGTCGGATCATTGGAACCGACTATCAGACCAACTTTCCTCCTGTTGTCCATACCCATGCTTCTAAAGGCGTGGTAAAGTCATTGGAGATTAGTAACGGTCACTACGGATACCCTTCGCTTAAGGGCGTCCGTGATGTGGGTGGTGCTTTCGTTTTGCGGAGCACCACTACTACACATCATCCCTCAGAAAATACAACATACTGGCGAGGCGGAGCAAACAACCAACATTATGATGGTAGTTTCTTCGCCAATATCGACAGTTATTCGCGGCCCTCTTATACTAAGGGGACCGACGATGGTATGGCCTGGGGAGCTGAAGCGTACTCTAAGTTGAAGCCTACACAGCCAGACTTTCACGGTCTCAACTCGTTCTACGAGTTGCGGGAATTTCCCGATCTGTGGAGAGCGGACTATCATAAACGCGGACTTCGTGGCGTGGCTGATTACAACCTCGCCATCCGGTTCGGATGGGCCCCTCTTCTGAACGATATTCGCAACTACATTCGTCTTCAGATGAATGCACAGAAGCGAGTCGCTCAGCTGCTTAGAGACAATGGACGGCCCGTACGCAGGTCTGTTAGCCTGCGTAAGGACGCGTCGTCGCCAGTTGTGACTACAGGTCTCCTGTACAGTTCTTTTCAACCTGTACTTGTGACCCAGTATTACGTGTCACAACCTAGGTGGACGATTCGCACCGGTAGCTTTGATCACGTGTGGGCTTCTGCCCGCATGCGTTACTGGCTTCCCGGTGGCCCAAAGGATGTCGAGTATAAACGGAGATTGCTGAGAGCCTTGGCAGGCTTTCGGGTCACTCCGGATGAAATATATAACTCGATACCTTGGACATGGCTGATCGATTGGTTCTCCAATCTTGGTGACCTTATCGGAAACCTTGATTATGCCGGAGTAGCCGATCGATTAGCAGCGGATTATGTGTATGTCATGCGTCATAAGGCGACTTACACTGAGTATTTAGCTCAGGGGAAGTTCCGGAGACAAAATGGCACTACATTTACCGCTTCCGCCTCTGCCCGTGCAATCGCGGAACTTAAAACGCGAGTGCACGGCGGACCTTTCGATCTAGCGCTGAAAGAACAAAATCTTTCAGCAACCCAGCTCGGAATTCTGGGAGCAATTGGCCTCTCTCGGATGCCCGTCTGGTCTATTTAGTAACCAGCGTACAAAGAAAGGAGCTTCAATGCTCACAGATCCTCAGTCCGTCACAATCAACGCGGTTGCGACCAGTCTACCTAAGACCAGTTCTGGTCAAACGGTGAACCGGTACACTTCCACGGACGGGAACACGTACATGGACGTGAAGCAGAATTCTTCTGCTACACGCTTTAGACGTGAAGTTCGGCTGTCGCAAAACAAGGTTGCGGCTGATCCCATAAGCGGCTTGAATAAGCAGCTTGGAGTCAGCGTCTACCTCGTCGTTGACGAGCCTAGATCTGGCTTCACCGACACTGAGATCGGTTACCTGATCGACGCCTTGAAGACTTGGCTTTCATCGGCCAACTACAACAAGGTGTTGGGAGGCGAGTTCTGATGCCCGGGCGTAAGCTCGGGCGCCGGATTGATCGGGTTCTCCCGTTCATCTCGCTTCTTTTGGCCGCGATTAGCGATTTTCGCGGCCGATTGGGTCCTTCCGAGGGCCCGACAGGTGACAAAATGTAGCATTGACGGTCCTAACCACCTCTTTTAAAGGAGGAGTTAGTGAAAAGACCGACCATGCTCGTCAAGGCGTTGCTGCAACAAGCAGCAATTGACCTAGACTTGTCCGTAGAACGCGACGCTGCTACTTTGCAGCGCCGTATTGAACACGAAGGGTTCTCGTTTCTAACGATCACCCTCCCCGTACTCTCAGATTCCCTTGAACAAGGGCTGGAGTGCGGGACGTTCACATGTCCGACTAGTTTTCGTCGGAATGGGAAGCTCCCTCAATTTCTTGGAGGGTTTTTCCAACGTGTGTTCGATAAAGATGGTAGGCTATTGTCCGATAGCTGCCCGGAATGCGTATTTTACATCCGGCAGATCTGCCGCTTCATGAAGAAGCTGAAGATCAGGTGTTCGCCTAAGCGTGAAGCTAAGGCTGCGCAACAGTTTAAGACAATAGAAGGGGAACTCAAACATGGCACGACCGCGTTACAGCGGGAGGATTTACTCCTCGATAGAATATCGGGATTGGTCTGGTCGCAGGTTTTCCCTGAGATTGACCCTCTCGATCTTATCTGTAGCCATGGGCCTGGCGCTACCGCTGAGTCTTACGGCGCAAATGAGCGCTTTAGGATCCAGAACTGGAACGACAGGAGTGAGTTCAGCTTCCCATCCGACTTGCATTGCTTTCCCAATTACGGGTTGGCTGCAGACGTCGGAATTGATGGAAAGTCTGTCGGTTTGGGAGGGCCCAGATTCCTTAGCGTATCGGAAGAGATTCCGGTTCGCGTGGTGTTTGTGCCCAAAACCCAGACCACCCCACGAGTCATAGCGATCGAGCCGTCGCATGTTCAATACATGCAGCAAGCCTTAAAGGACTATTCCTATAAGGTGCTCGAGAGCCATAGTCTGACAAGGAACTCTATTCGCTTTACGCGACAGGAGCCTAATCAGCGACTCGCTTATAAGAGCAGTATAGATAAGAGACTAGCTACGCTAGACCTGAAAGATGCTTCGGATCGAGTCCATCTAGACTTGGTCTGCCGTATCTTTAAGACCTCAGGCATCCTTGATTATCTCTTGGATTGTCGCTCTCTATCTGCTTCCCTTCCTGATGGCAGTAACATCGTCCTGAGCAAGTTTGCTTCGATGGGGTCAGCTATGTGCTTCCCCGTCGAGGCCTGTGTTTTCTACACGCTTGTTCAGGTCGCGATGCATCTTGTCGACGGAAGGCATCCGAGTAGTCAGTCCGTTCGGTTGTATTCGAAGCGGATTGCCGTTTACGGGGATGATATAATCGTCCCTGTAGCGTACGCGGACGCCGTCGTGAATTACCTCGAGAGTAAACTCTTGAAGGTTAACGTCAGCAAGTCGTTTAAGGAGGGTAACTTCCGCGAATCTTGCGGCGGGGACTACTTTAAAGGCGTCCCGGTTAATCCGGTTTACGCCCGTCAAGTGCCCTATGACGATTCACGACACTGGAGTGCAGAGACGACGATGGCCTGGTGCGCGACCGCAAACCTCTTTTATTTAAGAGGTATGTGGCACGTGTCTCAGGTTATTCGAGATCTCTTAACCTCAGTGGTAAGGACGTCGATCCCTCGCTCTCGGTTTCCGGGGGCGGGGCTCTACTTTGCTAGCTTCATCTTCACTACGAAACTCCGCTGGAATGCGGACTTGCAGTGTTGGAAGCAACGCAGGGTAGTATATCAACCTACTAAAAAGAAGGATGACATAAATGACGACGAACTTGCCTGCCTCAATAAGTGGGGAATTGGACTACCGCGATCTGAGTCGACTCGGATTTCGAGTGGTAGATACCGCCATTCCGTCGGATTTTCCGTCGGAGCGGCAGTCACCGCCTCGTCTTCTGAGTTTTCAGATCTGGTACAATCCAGCAACCCGCCAAGTGTGGCGAGGGTCCGCAAGGGCTGTGTCTCGAGCAATTCAAGCACACTCCAAGTTTTGGGGCTGGAAGCTCCAATACAAGGAATGCGAGAGGATGCTCTTGACTTCCCTCTAAGACTCACTGAGCCCGATGTCGCTCCAGGGTGGGATCATAACTGCGATCCAGCCCGTGGATACGATCCGTTAGACTACCTTGATGGTAGAAACAACGGGTACGATTTCGGTTCCAGCATAAAGCGTGGCGCCTTTAAGTCGAAGCGCCAATGGGTCACTCTGCTGGGGTGACGTTGCCTTAGGCAACTGTGGAGATGAGTTAAGTCATCTTTGACCTCCTTTCTAGGGGGTTGGGGATGCACTGACAGCAGTGCATCTCCACA